GACGAGGAGGAACATAATATCATGAGAATGGAAGTTGTAGTTCAACGTGATGGAGTTCCAAATGGTCGGGTAATGTTCAATATGGATCCAGAAAGACAACGTATGAAAGAGTTCTCAAGAGAAGCCAGAGCTAAATATGATGAGTCCATGGGTAAACAGGTAGATGACTTACTTAAGAAAAAGAAAAGGGTAAGTAATCCCAACGCAGACCCAGAAAAGAGAAGTAAAACCTCAGGTGATATTTAGTTAAACCTTAAATAATTAAAATTGTATGGCACGAGTTATTACTACAGAGCCTCTTAAAATTCAGGAGAGGACTACAGTTTGTAAAAATTGTAATTCCAAGGTAGCTTTCAATGAGAAGGAAGTATTCTTGGATTTAAGTTATGGTCCAGATCATAATGGAGAAGAGTGCATCACTTGCCCTCACTGTCATTATAATATTCGTATTGGCGTATTCCAAGCTACTGAACACATGTAATCATGGATATCAGATTGCTAAAGATATTCCGTAGGAGAGCTTCTAAAGAGATATGCTTAAGAAGACAAGCTGGTAACAGATACGAAGTAGTATGTCCGATTGATGAGAGATATAGCTTGGGAGTATTCTTCCGTGAATGGGTACCTATTAGTTCGGAGAAAGCTTCTATAAGTTGGAATGAAGTTACTCATAATGATTGGACTCTTGGGTATATGAATGTTGATAGGTATGAAGTACCTTACAAGAACTCTTTCTTAAGATTGGACGAAGCTAAAACAGAGTTGGTAAAGATTCGAAGAGGATATATAGTTCATCACTTAGTTCCCGAGTTATGTCAGAAGTTACCAGTCAATAAATAATAATTACCCGGCTATGTTATTCATGGTCGGGTATTTTCGTTTATGATATGAGACTTAACAGCAATATAAAAGGTGTTAAAGTAAAGCCTATACCAAACTATCCAGAATATTTGGCTTCATTCGACGGTAGAGTATATTCCACTAAATTACATAGATGGCTATCTACTAACCCTCATAAGATATTCGGATATTTACAGATACATCTAAGAAAAAAGACACATAGATTGAATAGGGTTATAGCTACAACTTGGATACCTAATCCCGATAACTTACCATGTGTAGGTCATAAGGATAATAATAGAACTAACAATAGAGTAGAAAATCTATATTGGTGTACTCATAAAGAAAATACTCAACAATGTATAAGAGATGGTAGATTCAAACCCAGAGGTAAAACTCCTTTGAGTATAGAGATTAGACGTAAAATAAAAGCCGAATACTTGAAAGGAAATACCACTCTACAAAAGTTAAGCCGTAAATATGGTAGAGCACATTCAGTTATTAGGAGGATAGTATATGAGACTAAATAACCATACTAAAGGTCGTTTACATGAATATTTTAGATATAAGTTGAAGGCCTTCGATTATCGTAAGGGGTGGATGAAGTCAGATTGTCCATACTGTGGTAGAGAAAAGAAGTTTGGTATCAACCTTTCAAGCAATAGGTGTAATTGTTTCCGATGTGGAAAACATCCCTCCCCTATTGGATTAATCATGTATCTAGAGAATACAGATAGTTTTCAAGAAGTATTGCATATACTTGAATCGGGTGATTATTCTGGATATGTATTTAAGGGGGAGAAGGTTGAATTAAAAGGTAAGAAAGAATTTTTCCTCCCTGATGGATTCAAGAATATATCTATGGGTAATTCTGTATTGGCAAAGTCAGCCAGGAATTATTTGAAGAGAAGAGGATTCAATATAGATGAATTGGCTCGTAAGGGATGGGGATATTGCAATGAAGGTAAGTACCTGGGTTATGTAATTATCCCATTTACGGAGCATGGGCAATTAACTTATTTCAATGCCAGATTATATATGGGCGCTGGCCCCAAATATAACAATCCAGAAGTAGATATAACAGGTTTGGGAAAGAGTTTTATTATTTATAATGCAGATGCTCTAGAAATATATAAAACAGTTTATATTTGTGAGGGTGCAATTAATGCAGAGACTATCGGAGAAAATGGGATTGCAACGGGAGGCAAGGCCATTTCAAGATATCAGGCGAATAGATTTATTAAAAGCCCAGTAGAAAAGTTTATTATATTAATTGACCCAGATGCTAAGGATAAGGCATTAGACCTGGCTTTCAAATTAGTACCCTTTAAAAAGGTAAAGGTGGTATTTCTACCTGATAATGAAGATGTGAATTCTTTGGGTAAGAGAAAGACTTTAGAATATGTACGAAAGACGACATATCAGACTTATCAAGAACTTTTAACTATAAAATCAGAACTAAAATTATAAATTATGGCACTTTTAATTTGGGTTATATCAGTGGTATTACTTTCATTTATTACACTTATTGTAACTACTTGGTTATGCAATATAACCGACTCTTCAAATAGCCTTATTCATAATAACAAATATAACAAGTATAAGATTTATTACGATGCCTCATGTGACCTATATTATTGTAAGATGGTAACTAACTATCTGTTGGGTATTATCCCTATTTGGAGGAAGGTCAAATATTCAGTACCATCAGGATTTGAAGATTCAATTTATCATATATGGTATGAAGATAATTCAGAAATTATACGGGTTGAGATGAATAAAAGTTACACTGAATACTGTGAAAGAAATGATAAGTTAAAAGCTAAGGCAAGAGTAGTATATAAGAGTTATGAATAAGGTAAAGAGAGAACCGTCAATCCATATATCCAAATCTTTATTCCGTAAATTATGGAATGAGATTGGGGATAAAGTATCAGAAGAATTTGTGGATAAATTTTTTACAAGAGCCAGGCAATATTCTTTGGATCATAGATCAGTAATTGGGGATAATAAACCAGTAAGAAAAAAGGCTATCAGTAGAACTTCAGGTAGTATAGGGGATGCTAATTTATTAGCCGATATTATATACTCTACTAGAATACAACTAAAACATATAGGAGTAACCAAAATAAAGCAAACAGATTTACAATGGGCATCAATAAAAGAGTTGGTACCTGTTGTAAATGAATTCTGTCAAAAGTATGGATTTGAACCTCGCCATGGTTATATTGAATTTGTAACTACTGGCCTTAAACTTATGGCTCAGGCAAAGAGGGTTAATTATAACTTCTGTGCTAATTGGTTACATCAAAGAGTTAATTGGATAATTGAGATATATGATTCTGAGATAGAAGTTAAAGAGGATAAATATCCAGAATATACTAGAGAGGTATATGAGAACTATACAAAGGAAATCCTCGACAGAATAGGTATCAACAATACTTATGATAAGAATCCTCAAGAATATGTATGGTTTGTAAGAGCAAGAAAACTTGCAGATGAAATAGGAGTTGACTATGAAACTTTTGTTCAGGCTCAATTCTATGCTCTTGAATTCTGTAATGGTATACCTAAGATAGAAGATCTATCAAATGATAAGGCTCGTCAAAGAGTAATCAGTTATATGGCTAAATTTAATATTGTATCCCGACCCAAATCAGAACATGTGGATTGGGATGCCTTTAAAAGATAGGATATGAAAAGATATGATCCAATGGTAGAAGCAGCTAAACCCTTATTAGTGTTATATACTGTAGCTATAATAATGGGTTTGATATTTGGTATTATTTGTTGGATATTTGATATAAGAATATGATAACTATAACTATCAAGAACTGTAATGTTTGTGAGATTTCTGGTCCAGCTAAATTCACAAATAAATTATATGAGGCTTTCAGGATCAAGCATCCGGATGCCTGGCATATATTGATGTATAGCAGGGCAAAGAATTGGGATGGGTATGTAAAATATATCTCAAACTATGGTCAATTCAAGATAGGCCTACTGAATAAGGTTTATAATGAATGCTGTAAAATGGGACAAAAAGTAAAAATTATAGATAATAGACCCCCGTTAGGAATTAAACCAGTAATTCCAGATATACTGGGAGATAAAAATCTACGGGAAGTACAAAAAGAAGCTCTAGAAAAGATATTAAATAATCGTGTAGGGGATACTCCTTTCCTGATTTGTGCATCAGACCTGGCTGTAAATTTTGGTAAGACACTTATATTCTGTGGGTTACATCAAGCCTTCAATAGGAAATTGAAAACTGTGTTGTTATTAAACAGTGCAGATTTGTTTAAGCAATTCAAAAAGGAGATTCCAGAGTTGTTACCAGGTGAAAAGATTGCATTTATCCAAGGTAGTAAATGTAATGATTGGGGTAACTTCAATGTGTGCATGGTACAGTCATTATCGTCTAACATAAAACAGTACCAAAGATTCCTATCAGAAATTGATATGGTATTAATAGATGAGGCTGATGTCATAGATAACAAAACCTATAAAACCGTAATACAGCACTTATACAACTCTAGAATACGAATTGGATTGAGTGGTACAATTTACATGAGTGACCAGAAGAAGAAATTGATACATAACCTAAATATCATGTCTTTCATTGGTGATAAAGTTAACCAAGTAAAACTGGTTGATATGATAGAGAAAGGATATTCTACTCCCATCACCTGTAAACTGGTATATGCTCCCTTTAAGTATTCTAAAGAAGTTGACTATCCAACAGAATACAAAGAAGTGATATGTGATAACAAAAAAGCTTGGAAGTTTTCTCTTGATCGTACCAAATACAATCTGAAGAGAAAGAGATTGCCAGCTCTTATTGTATGTAAGTTCATAGATCATTGTGAAAATCTTTACAAGTATTACGTTAAACATCTTGGAAATAATTACAGTATACAATATGTACATCACAAGACAAAAGTGCGTGATAAAATTCTACAAGATTTCAGGGAAGGGAAAATTGATGTGCTAATTGCTACTACAATCATTTCTAGAGGTCAAAATTTCCCTGAATTGAAATATCTTCAGAATACTGCATCAATGGATTCTAATGAAAAATCGATACAGATATTGGGACGTCTTGCAAGAACTCACATGAATAAGAAGAAGGCATATCTTGATGACCTTCAATTCCCTGGTCATTACCTTAAGAGGCATGGCAATCATAGAAAAACGTATTATCAGAAAGAAAATTTAAAGGTAATCAAGGTGGAGGGATAATACGCACGCGTATGCGTATATACTTACCTGTATATCTCTATTAGTATTTAGTATACTAAATACTAATAGAGGTTTATATAGCTAAAGCTATATAAACTTATACTTTCTATACTTACTTTAGTAAGTCTTTAAGCTAAAGCTTAATAATGCGCACGCACGCATAAGGGATTGCCTGAAAGTTAGTGCATATACTATTCTACATCAATGAAACAGAAAAAACCTATTAACTATTGAATGATATCAAACACTCGAATATATGGCTAAGAAAAAGAAAGACAAACTTAAAGATGCCAGGGAAGAATTAGAATCAGGTGATATCCTTGAACCAATGGATATTTCTAAGTTGGGAACAAACGGAGATGTATGCTTTGGTAAGCATTATGATCTTTCAACCAAGGAATGCAAGATGTGCGGGGATTCCGAATTATGTTGTATCAAGTTCACAGATCTAATGGGTAAGACCAGAAAGGAATTAGAAGCTGATACCCAATACAGGGATTTGGAACCTTTGATTGATATGGCAGGTTGCAAGAAGTATTACCGTAAATTGGTAAGGGATAAACTTGGTAAGAGAGAAATACTTGATAAGCTTCAGAGTAGGTTTGAATTATCACGTAAAGAAGCAAGAGACTTATACCATAAATTTAACAGTAAATAACATGATTCAATTAGAGTTCACAAAGATTCGGGAGGTTAAATCCCCCAACCGAGCAAACGAAGGGGATGCAGGTTTAGATTTCTATATCCCTAAGTTATCAGAAAAGGATATACTAAGGGTGGGGGAAAAAAATTTACGTGATATGGTTGGTATCAACCGTAAGATGTATAGTAAAGGTTATATCAAGTTCAATGGTATGGGAACTGATGATCTTTATGTAATCGTTAAACCTCATGGAAGGTTGCTTATTCCATCAGGTATAAAGGTACTGATCAATCCCAAAGAGTCTATGCTAATGGCAGCAAACAAATCTGGGGTTGCTACTAAAGATGGGTTGACATTCACTGCAGAGATTGTGGATAGTCCATATACTGGTGAAATGCACATAGGTATACAAAATAATTCACCTGAAGAAGTATGGATACCTCTTCAACAGGATAAGAAGATAATGCAGTTCATACATGTTCCAATCCTACTTTCAAATCTCATAGAGATACCTAATGAGGAGTATGAAGAGAAAGCAAAGGACTGGGGAACAAGAGGAGACAAAGGATTTGGTGCACACGATAACAAATAAGAAGAATAAGAAGATGGACTCGAGGGACATAATTCAGGAACCTGGTATCATACCCGGTGATAAGTATTTGGAAGAGATATACTCTATGCAAAAAGAACTGTTATCTGGTTATATAGGCATAGAGGGATTACCACAATACCCAATAGACATAAATACTAAGGCATCACAATCCTTGTTGAAGGATTTCACTGCTAGAGTGGTAGAGGAATTATCAGAGGGATATGAATCATTCCAAGCTATCAGTGAAAGTATGATTAAAAATCATTGGAAGTTAACTAGTGGTAATTATGAAGACTCAATCTACATTGAATTGTTAAACAATCTTCAAAATGCCAATGAAGAGAATGCAGATGCAATACACTTCTTTGTAGAGTTGCTAATATATGCAAATGTAGGTCCAGATGACATTATGTCATATATGGAGAAGTATGCTAAGGATAATCACTTCAATAAGATTGAAATTGATAGTTTCAATGAAATGAGAGGTGATGTATTATATACTGCTCAGAATATGGGAGTGAAATGGTTGATGGATGAGGGTAATATTGATGTTACACTTAATCATCAAAAGGTAGATCTCTTAAAGTGGTATGAGAATAAAGATAGTGGATCTTTACCTGAATACAACATAAACTTATTAGTTGGTGGTAGGATGTATAACTATGAGGACTATGAAATTCAATATCCATACATACTGTGGAAGATAACCCATCACCTTAACATTGCTCGTAACTTTTTGAAGAATAAGCCTTGGAAGCAATCTCAGGTAATGACTCAAGAGTTAAAGTACCAGGCTGAATTAGTGAAGGCATTCATATATTTCTGTGGATACCTTGGATGGATAGGTATGGATTCAAAGGAAGTATTCTATATCTACTTCAAGAAGAATCACGTTAATAAATTTCGGCAGAAGTCACTATATTAGTTAGATACATGGCCAACCTGATATTACTAAATTTACTGTTAATTATTGACAACAGTATTATAGAATATGAAAGTTAGTAATATAGATGGTTGGCCATGCTATTATATTAGTAAGAGTGGCAGGCTATACAGTAATAAGAGAGGTAAATGGATACGAATTAGAGGTGAATTATGTAATAATAGGTTACAGTATAGGTTATACAAGAGGATAAATACTGACTTATTGGGGAATAAGAAACATTCTTGGGGTATAGATACAAGTACAAGTCGATGGTTTAAAGCATCAAGATTAGTAGCTATGGCTTACATACCAAATCCTCACAACTATCCCATAGTATGTCATAAAGATAATAATCCACGGAATAATAGAGTAAGTAATTTATACTGGGGAACCCAGAAAATGAATATTCAACAGGCAGTTGGGGAAAATAGATTTACACAATTTGCTAAGAGAGGAAAAGAAAATCCCATGTATGGTAAAAGGGGTAAGCTAAGCCCTTTTTATGGTATACCAAGAAGCAGCGAAACAAAGAGATTAATCTCCATAGCTAACAAAGGTAGAAAGGTAAGAGAAGACACAAAGTTAAAAATTTCAAATACCCTAAAATCTCTAAAGAGGGGAAAAACGGTATTCTTAAGAGATGATATTATAAAGTTAAGATACGAGGATAAATTATCACAATCGGCTATAGCTGAGAGATTAGGGTTACATCAAACAGCTATTAGTAAATTTCTAAGAAACTATGAATCTTGTAAAAGCTAAGAATCCCACTGATGCTTGGGAAAAGATACTGGAAAACTTCTTAATCAAGAAACCCGACTGGTTTTGTGAGGGAGTTGGTTATAACCTAACCGATTCTCTTTTTACATACGACTTGATGGTAGAAATAGCTGATGCTAAATTCGACCCAGACTTCGACTTCGGTAAGATGTTTGGTTATACCATGACCAAGTGGACTGGGCTGATTACTAACTACCTTGATTTGGATGTGCTTGACCAGGCTAAACTGATGATAAGGAAGTTAGAAGAGAATAAGACAGTAAACAGGAATTATCACATTGGGTTCCATTTTGCTGACAATCATGGTAGTGGCAAAGGTTGCTTAGTTGGTGGTATATTCTCTCGTAAGATTGGGGTTGATAATCCTGAGGTAACAGTAATCATACGTTCATCCGAAGTAGTTACAAGGTTGCCAATAGACATGTTGCTGTTCTGTCGTATGGGACAGTACATTTATGGTCATGATAATTTTTCATTGAAGTTAGTTATCAAGGCTGCTTGGGCAAATGATACTACCATACTTCTATATCAGAATATAAAGGACTTAAAAGAGTTCTTGAAAGAAAACTGTAATGATGAGGCTCGTAGGAAAAAGATACGTAAGTCACTGAAAAAATTAATGACAAGTGATGAGGCTAGTTATAAAACCTATGGTAACAGTTTCAGAGCTTTCAAGGTATTAAGGAAAGACTTGGGGTATAAACAGAAATCTATGTTAGCCTCGGCCTTAGAAATTGGAGATTGGGATGGTATCCCATTACCCGAGGTATGTCCATCAATTCTAAAGCGTAACATGATAAAGAAGACATATCTTAAGTTCACAGAGAAGTATGGCCTTAAACTAAAGTTGGAAGAGAATACAGAGAAGAAAAAGAAAAAGTTGATATCATTCTCTTCACCTGATGAAGATGATATGGATGATAACGAACCAATAGCTGAGGCTAATGAGTAAGTTAAAAGTAAAGAATAACCTGTTAGTGTTCCGAAATAGCATGAAAGCTTGGGAGGGGCTTAACAGGTTATTCTTATTCAATATTCCCGGTTTGGATATTGAAAGAATTGGTAAAGCTCAATATATAAATGATTTGGTTATTTATATTAAAGAACCTCTAGTAGACCCGGAATTTGATTTTGGAAGGCACTTTAATTATACATCTGCTAAATGGAAATCTTTGATAGCTAATTATATAGATGAGAATTCAATGATTGATCTGAGACAAGAAGTGGTGAGATCATTGAATTCAAGAAAGATTTTCAACATAGGGTATCAGTTTGATAATAAGCATGCACATGGAAAGAATTGTTTATTATCATTGACAGTATCAAAGAAAGCTGGTATGGATTATCCCATGATAACGGTATTCATGAGGGCTTCTGAAGTAACTAAAAGACTAATATGTGATCTTTTATTAATACAAAGAATTGGTGAATACATATTCACTGGGGATAAATTCTGTATATCAATACACTTTAGTCAGATATTCAATGATGATACGGTATTATTGATGTACCATGCTCATGAGGATCTATTAAAGCTTAGTGATAGAATTGGTATATATGATAGTAATTGGTATGATAGGCTGAAGTATCTACTAAAAGTAGATCCCGATAAGATAAAGTATAAGGTACATAAAAGAGCATTGAAAGTACTTAGGCCAGAATTATTCAAATATCCAAAAACTCTGGCAAAAGATTGTACACTTGGTAATGAAGACTGGCTACCTTTCTAAGAAAGGGAAGTCTATTGAATTGCAAACATAAAAAAAATTATAACCATGAGAATATATTCAAATCCCTACGAATTGATGTCTGAGACTGCCCGTAATATATGGGAGATGGGTACAGAGGTAAAACCAAAAACTTACCAAAACAAAGTAATAGAAGGCAAAGATGAGTTCATAACTAAAGAGCTTATTTGTGAACAATATTGCTTAACTCACATGGATGATCCATCTCCATTATTTGTATTTACCAAATCTAAAGATTGGGCAGATGCCGAATTTAAAGAGAGAATTAGTGGAGTAATGGAAAATCCAGGTAAAGCTTGGGAATTACGTAAAGATATCTGGGAAGAGTTCTTAGTAAATGGGTTCTTTGATTATACCTATGCTGAACGTATGAATGAGACAGTTTCATATAAAGGCAAGGCATTTTCTAAAATAGAAGCAATTATAGAGTTGTTAAAAACAGACAACGATACTAGAAAAGCCATACTAAATATATATGGTGAGGATGGTTTTAATGAGGATTGTGATTCAAACTATCTTGGTGGTGAACATAGAATACCATGTTCAATGTATTATGATTTCCTTATCCGGGAGAATGCCAGAGGAGAAAAGCAATTAAATATTTGCTATCACCAAAGATCATCCGATTTTGTAACTCATTTCGGAAATGATGTATATTTGGCATGGAGACTGATGGAATATGTAGCTAGTGAAGTAGGAATTAAACCTGGATATTTATATCATACTATTGATAGTTTGCATAGCTATAAAAAAGATTGGGTTAAGCTTAAGACATCAATCCAAACTGAATTGAGATAACCTCAGAGGGTAATTGGTAATTGAAATGATGTTTTGTTCTGGGAATCGAGTTTAGTAGTGAAGAAATTACCATTACCCTCACAAGGGCCCATAGCTCAGTTGGTAAGAGCAGCGGACTCATAATCCGAAGGTCGGGGGTTCAAACCCCTCTGGGCCCACCAAGGATTTTCTTATTTTGCGCGTGGACAACAGTCCTGGTAAATTCGGAGGTACTAGACAGTAGTGATACAGGCTGGTACCAATTACGGGAGTAGCACAGTCAGGTTAGTGTACTTGCTTTGGGAGCAAGGGGTCGCAGGTTCGAATCCTGTCTCCCGTACTAATTAATAAAAGCTCGGATGGAGAAATAGGTAAACTCATCAGATTTAAGCTCTGACGGTCATTGACCTTGCGGGTTCGACTCCCGCTCCGAGTACATAGTATCAAATACTCTTGTCTTATGAATGATGTTATAATTACCATGGCTGGAAAGGGTACAAGAACAAATAAAGAAGTACCCAAACAATTCTTAAAAGTATCACAAGATAAATACCTATTTGAAATCTCATTAGATAAATTTATACGTACTGGATGCTATCGTAAGATAGTTCTTGTTGTGAATCCAGAGTATGTAGAGTGGGTAAAAAATAGAATATCTAATAACTATCCAGGTAAATTAGGCAGATTAATCACAGTAATACCAGGTGGTGATACTGCACAACACTCGAGAATCTTAGGATTTGAAAGCTTATTAACAGATGAGGAATCACTTTGGCCAAATACAGTTACTTTCCATGATGGTGTAAGAGTTGGTTTCGATGAAAATCTACTAACATTCATGATTAATAATTGTAGGTTTAATAGCACTGCATATGTACCGTATATTCCAGCAACTGGTACATTAAGATTAGATTCTGATAAGGTAGTATATACTAAGGATAAGTACATGAGGCTTCAGACTCCCATGGTATTTCCATTTTACCAATTCTATAGATGTTATAATAAGGCAAAAGATAAGGGTATAGAATACCAAACAGCTTCTGATTTGTATGAAGACAACAGTGGTTTAGTGAACTATGTAATGGGTAATAGATTGAACTTCAAGGTAACTTTCGCAGAAGATATTGATGTAGTAAGATTATTATACAATCATGAATAATATGAGTTATATTAGTAATCATATCCATAATGGTCATCTAATAAGCAACCTTAGGAGAGAAGTATGGGATATAGAACTAGATATGTTAGATCTAGTAGTTAATATATGTGACAAGATAGGAGTAAAATATTATCTTGATGCAGGTACACTATTAGGTGCAGTTAGACACCAAGGATTCATACCTTGGGATGATGATATCGATTTGGTAATGTTCAGAGATGAATATGATAAGTTTATATCATACTGTAGGGAAAATTTAGAATATCCATATTTCTTACAAGTACCAGATACTGATAGTTCTATCTATCAACATGCTAAGATAAGAAGGAGTGATACTACTGCTATATTGGAAAAGGATTTAGAGGCTAATTGGGATTTTAATCAAGGCATATTCATAGATATATTCCCATTAGATAGAGTTCCAGAAGATAAGGGGAAAAGGGAAAGATTTCTATATGAATTGCAATTAATTAAACTAGAACTCTTCTTTTTAAAGAATAGGAGCTGGAAATTTGCTAATATTCCCCTTGAAAGGGAAAGAATGAATTACCTTAAAAACCTTTATGAAAAGAATAGGAAAAGGTATAATAACACTCAAGAGAATTGTTGGGCAACATTAGCTTTTCCTGAACATAACAATATCATAAAGAATATTGATTTTTACAAGAACCAATATCCGGATGTATTCTTAACATTTGAAGGTAGAGATTTGAGAGTACCGAATATTTACCATGGAGTATTGGAAGACATATATGGAGAGGATTACTTAACTCCCAAGAAATATTCTGGATTACATGGTATGATATTGGTGAATACTCATAAAACATATAAAAACAATATGGAAGACTTTCAAATATTGAAGTAGGTTATAGACAGTATACCGTAAAAAGTATACTGTCTTATTGTCGAATAAGCTAAAGAATCTCAACAGAGTTATGGTTTATTAAATAACTATTGAATACTGCAATATTTAATAATATTATAGATGGAGTCAAGATATGCCATAATTAAGAGTTTTTCACAGGTTAAGAAACTTGTGAAAGCTTGTCTGAAGACAGGTATAGCTTCAATTGACTATGAGACCAATGCTGAAGGCATATACAATAAAACATTCAGACCAACCATTCTATCAGTAACTTTTCAGGTTGGTTCTGGAGTATCTATTCCATTATGTCATCATGAATATGATAACCCTCATTGGAAAAAATGGCTTCTATACTTTGGTAGAAAAGTAGTTGAGAATCCAAAAGTAACCAAAGTAGGTTGGAATCTGAAGTTTGACCTTCAGATATTTGAGTTGTATGGTATATATGTAAGAGGTACAGTATTAGATGGTATGTTAATGAAGTACCTCTTAAATGAAGAGAGACCGAATGACCTTAAATCGATGGTTCGTAGGTATTTACCAGAACACGGGGATTATGAGAAGGCAGATAAGTTTGATAAGATACCATGGGATAAAAAGCCATTAGAACAACTTTGCAAATATGGATGTCAGGATACAGATTATACCTTACGATTATCTATGTTCTTTGAGAACAAATTGATAGAAATAGGTATGTATCCTTTATTAAGGCATTTGATAATGCCAGCTTCCAGGGTATTGCAGCATGCAGAAAAAACCGGATTATACCTTGATAGAAAGTTCAATCAAGAATTACTTGAATCTTACAAACCAAAGATTGATCAAGCAACTTCTGGTTGCTTGAATCTTCCAAGAGTAAAAAGATTCTCTAGATGGCTTATCCAAGAAAGAATAAGCAAATACATTTCTTCAATTGAAAGAGAACTTGAAGACTTGGATTATAGTGATCCAAAAGATGCAAGGAAGATAGCTATCAGGGAACAGAAAATATCCAACATAAGAGCTGGTGTATTTACAACAAAGGGGGAATTAGAATTAACCCGGGATATAAATCTTGGTAGTCCAGTAGACTTACCGATGTTATTATATTCTGAAAATGGGTTCAAATTCCCTATTATAAAATATACAAAGGATAAGACTACAAATCGTGATACTGATAAGCCGAGTACTGATGAGGATACATTGGTAGAACTTCGGTTGTCAATTAAAAATCCAGAAAGTCCAAAAGCAATATTCTTGGATAATCTACTCAAGTTGAGAGGATTGAAGAAGATGTACACTACATATATAGAAGGGTGGCATGATAAAGTACAGGATGATAGTAAATTACATGGTAGATTTTTGATACATGGAACAACAAGCGGTAGATTATCATCTCAAGAACCAAACTTACAGCAAATCCCAAAGACTTCAGTAGACCCAAATATAAAGAAGCAATTAGTAGCCCCAGATGGTAAGTTGTACATGGCTCTTGACTACTCTCAAGCAGAGTTAAGAATCATGGCTCATCTGTCTGGGGATGAAACATATCTTGAGGCTTTTGCAAAAGGTCAGGATCCTCACCTTGCTATTGCAGCAAAGAAGTATGGGGTATCATATGAGGAAGCATATAAAGCTTACAGTGATGAACAACACCCAGATCATAATCTTTGGAAGAACCGAAGAAAGCAGGCAAAACAGATTTGCTTCGGTATTATCTATGGTATTCAGAAGAAACTGCTTGCAGTTAAATTGTCAGATCCAAAAGCTGGTATTACTGTAACACCAGATGAAGCTCAGCAGCAGTTAAATGAATTCTTCTATGAACATCCTAAGATTAAAAAGTTCATGATTCATCAAGAAAAGGTATTGATTAAGCATGGGTATATAAAATCTTTGTTCGGAAGAAAGAGAAGGTTACCTCAGGTATATTCCGATAATGAACAAGAAGCAGCATACGCAGTACGATTATCTGTTAATATGCCATGTCAATCAGCAGCATCTGATATGAACTTATTTGCTTCAGTATTAAACTATTGGAAAATGAGACAAGGTAAGTTGCCATTTATGCAAGAGACTTGTAATGTTCACGATGCTACCTACTATTTGGTGAGGCCAGAATATATAAATACATGGGTAGTACATGAAATATGGGAAACTTGTCGTAACCCTAATACAAAAGAATATTTTAACTTTCAGATAGACGACGTCAATATGAGCATGGATTTTGTTATAGGACGTTCAATGGCAGAGGAATTACCATTTATACCCGGTTATGATTATAGGAAAATGCTTAAACCAGATTTTAATCCAGATGAGTACTTAGAAGAACATCGTAAGTACAGAGGTATTGAAATAGAAGATTACCCTAAGTTGTATCCAGAAGAGATAGCTAGGAATAAAATGGAATTTGAGAAAAGGATATATGAAAGGTAATATACCATACTTTGATTGTTATCATGTTACAAGAAGTGGTGATGTATACTCCAAGTATAAAGACAAAGTTACTTGGAGGAAAATGGCTAAGAGAAAGAAGAATAATGGTTACATTATAGTAAGCTTAAGAAATAACGATGGGGTTAAGTATACATTTAACATACATAGGTTAGTAGCTGAAACTTATATACCTAACCCAGATAATAAGCCATGTGTAGGTCATAAAGAAAATACTAAACAATGTATAGATGATGGTAGATTTAATATACCAAGCCAAAAGTTAAATGATGAGTCTATAAATAGTATGATAGAAGATTATGAAAGTGGTATGAGTAACATACAGATAAAGGCCAAATACAAAATAAGTATTATGACCATGTATAAATACTTCAACGAAAGAGGTGTTATATGGAAAAAAGTCAAAAGGTAGTACGGTTATCCCAGATTAAGAAAAATACCTTGAAGATACTTTTTCAAGGGAAGACCTATGAGATTGATTTAGATCAGGAGCTCATGATTGATGAGAACTTGGTTAATCAGTCTTTAAGAAAGAGCCCTTCTAATTATGCTTTACTTGTAATGGTTAGGGATAGGCTTATCTATAAAAGGGATAAGCTTGAAAAAGCCAAAGATCAAGCATATAGCAAGGCATGGCTTTATTATAAGGAGTCAGGTAATGTAAATAATGAGGCAGCTTCACATAAGGCAGAAAATAATAAAGCCTATCAAGGAGCTTTGAAAAGGTATATGAAGGCAGAATACAATGCAAATAAGTTCATTGGAATATGTCGTGCATACGAGTCAAGAGAAAACATATTGAGAACTGTATCAGCTAACTTACGTAAACAACAGTAACTATGTCAAAAGTAGAATTAAACCTTCTTTCAGTAGAAGAGGCAAAATGGTTAAATGAAAAACTGAAAGGTGTAGGAACACCAACAGGTGGGAGAGTATTAATTGTATCACCGAAGGTAACATCAGAGACTAAAACACAGAGTGGTCTTTATATTCCACAAGATCATGATAAAGATACTGTACCACGTAAAGGAGTAGTAATTCAAGTTGGGTATATTACCAAAGAACAGGAAGTAGATTATCCAGGTCTTCAGGTTGGTGCAGTAGTAACTTATGGTCTATATGCAGGTAAAGAATTAGATGTAATAGACCTTCCTGATCAGGTAACAACTATATTATCACTGAACGAGATACTTTATATTGAAACCAATAAATAAAGCTATGAAAGAGAAAACTAAAAAGAGTTCAAGTAGTGGAATGACTACTAGAGAGAAAATGCTCGCTAGAAAGAAGGATTTAGAAAAGCGAGGTGGTGGTGGAGGGATGATATATCCAAAAGAAGGAACAATACGAGTACGTATTAAATCCCGAGGTGCCGATGAGGAACTTGGTATAGAAGTTGTTCAATTCTACCTTGGTCCAAAGGATGGTGGTATCATATCCCCGGCAACATTTGATGAGCCATGTCCTTTCATGGAGAAATTCCAGGAGCTTAAGAATTCTGATGATCCAGATGATAAGGCACTTGCATCTAAGTTAGTACCGAGAAGAAGGTATATATTAGGGGTAATAGCTTATAAAGATACAAAGGGAAAAGAGGTAGATCCTGATAAGATTGATAAACCCATGATGATACCCAGTTCGGTATATCAGGATATCATAGATTTATACCTTGATGAGGAGGATTGGGGTGATATGACCGATCCCATTGAGGGGTATGATATTAAGATTACCCGAACTGGATCAGGTAAGATGGATACCAGCTATTCTGTATCTCCATGCCAGAAAACAAAGCTTGATAAAAAATACAGAGAGGATGTAGATCTTGAGAAGGCAGTAAGAGCAAGTATCCTTCCCTATGATCAATTGGAAGAGAAGTTGTCATCTTTCCTTAATGAAGGAGGTGATGATGAGGATGAAGATGATGCACCCGTAAAATCTTCTAAGAGCAAGCTAGCAGATAAAAAGAAGAAAAACGGAAAGAAATATAAAGGTGATATCTAAAATCTCTAGATATATACCTAAACAGGGAGTGGGATATAATTTATATCCCACTCTTTTCATATAATATCAAATAAGTATGGCAAGAAAGGCAAAAGCTCCCAAGAAATCAGGGGGCAGGAAATTTAAGGTACCAACACAAAATGAGATACTCAAGAAGTATGGGTCATCTTTACAATTTAAAGCTAGTACCATAAATCATCATGGATTATGGATTCCATCTACTTTCTTTGCTCTCAATTATCAAATGGGTGGTGGTGTACCATTCGGTAAGATAATTGAAATAATGGGTGAGGAATCATCTGGAAAATCACTGATAGCATATAACTTTGCTTATGCTACTCAACAACTAGGTGGTCATGTAATATGGGTAGATGCTGAACAAGCATGGATGAATTCGTGGGCAGAAGAGAATGGATTGGATCCCGAAAGAGTAACAGTATTAAATGATACCCGTATAGAAACAATATCTGATGCAATAGCAGACTTAGCAATATATTGGAGATCAAAGTTAGTGAATAATGAACCAATCATAGTTGTGATAGATTCAATAGCTGCTCTTGATTCAATAGAAGCCATAGATGCAAAGATGGCAGATGGTAAAGCCGAGATGGGTAACCGAGCTAAGCAGATATATAAGATGTTCAGAATAAGGAATGAATTATTCTATCGCTTAGGTGTAACTATGGTGTGTATCAATCAATTGCGTAGTAAACTGGGAGCAGGATTTGGTCAAGATACTAACACAACTCCCGGAGGTGCTGCTCTTAAGTTTTATGCTTCAATCAGGTTGGCTTTCTTTTCAGGTAAGACTCTAAAGATTAAGTATAAAGGTAAGGAAAGACGGGCAGGTAAGTATGTAACTATTCAGATGAAAAAGAACAAGGTATCTCCCCCAAGAGAAACCATATCTAAAGCCCCGATATATTTCAACCCAAAGTATCATGAGATCGGATTTGATAGATACTTCTGGTTAGAGGAATCTTTAGAGGATGCAGGTGTAATTGAAAAGCTTGGTGGAGGTACATACGTGTTCGAGGGTAATAAACTATGCCGTGGTGAAGATGCTTTCCATAGGTTGATAGAAGAAGATGGAGATCTTAGGAAAAAATTACTCAGGGCAGCAGGAATAAATACTATAGGAACAACTAAGCGTAAGCTAAAGAAGATTACACGAAATATGTTCCCTGTTGATGAAGATTTAGACTATGAATCTCAAATAGAATCAGATGATACAGAAGAAGATGAAATCATCCCAGACGAGGGGTAGAAAGCCAAGAATGCTTATGGTAGTGGACGGTAGTAACCTTGCTCACCGTTCATACCATAAGTTTAAGAATCTTAAAGCTAATAATGGAGCTGGAACAGGATTAGTATATGGGTTCTTAAGAATATTTGGTTCATACCTTGTAAGGTTTAAGCCAAGTCATGTGGTAATTACATTTGATACACATAAGAGTAAATCATCAAACTTCCGTAATGACTTATTGGAGGGTTATAAAGCTCACAGAAGTAAGGTAAGTATGGATTATGAAGACTTCAATAAACAATTGGCTTTGTTGAGAAGGATATTGAGATTACTTGGAGTTCAAATGATCATAGACAATAAAGGATTGGGACATGAATCAGATGATTACATTGCTTGGTTAGTAATAAACCATAAAGGCAAATCACTGATAATATCCTCTGACAAAGACTTCTGTCAATTGTTAGATAAGAAGGTAAAGATATTCAACCCAAGTAAAGAAACTCTAGTACATAACCAGACATGTAGAGAGATAATGGGATATTCAGCAGAAGAATGTGTTGACTACTTAATACTCAACGGAGATAAGTCAGATGACATACCTGGTTATTATGGTATGGGAGAAGTAAAGACTAGATCATTCCTTGATAAATTTGGTAGTATAGCAGATTTTATTAATGATAGTGAAGCAGAATTCAAAGGTATAGAAAGAGATCAATTAGAAGAGTTATATAAGAAGAATAAGTCTCTGATAGATCTGAGATCTGCTTTGAATCTGTATCCCATAAAGAAAGTCCCTTGGGTAAAAGGATGTACTAATAATATAAGGAAAGATAGGTTATTCATGGTATTAGATAAGTTTAACCTAAGATCTTTCAAGATACCAGATTTTTTAGAACCATTCAAAAAACTACAGACTTATGTATCACGGTAAGTATCAAATTATGTTCACCGGTGTTTCTGGAGTAGGGAAAACTACTATAGCTAAGGAAATAGCCGAATTATTGAATATACCCTTCATATCTGGGTCATATTCAGACTTAGTACCAGAAACAAAAGATATGCCCCATGCTGATATGATTCAGCAAGATGCAAAGACGGTATTCATGCAAGATATGCAAGTATTGAATCTACGTAACAAAGCTTTCAGAATGGAGGATAACTTTGTAACAGATAGGTCATACTTTGATTCTGCAGCATACTTCATTAATAAGTTATCTCACAGGATTGAAGAATGTGATTTGGATCATGCTATAAACTTATGTAGAATGTTACTTGGTCAACAGTGTACACATTTGATATTCATACCATTTTCGGATAAATTCTTTAATGAGTGGGTAACTGAGAATAATGGTAAAAGGGTATTGTCAAAGTACTACCAATATCAAGTATCTCAAATAATGTATGGTTTATTAAAAGTATGGGGATATAAACCAGATTCAAAAATATATCAACTATGTAATGGAGTTCCCAATACAGGGGTGATGGATATAATGGGTTATAAGGTAAAAGTTCTCATACTTGATGAGATGAATCACGAAAAGAGAGAATACTTAATTAGGAAGTTTCTTCAGTTATGAAGGTAATAGGAATAGCATTTTCTGACTTGCACTTAGGAGAATATTCTAAGTTCAATGAGGATAACAAGAGGACCCTGAATCATATAAGGGTCCTCTATTTGATTAAAGACTTATGTATTAAGTATAAATGTCCGGCATTCTTTTGCGGGGATTTTATGCACCGTCCAGAATTTATAAGTACTTCACTGGATGAAATTATAATTGAACAGTTCGAAGAATTAAATAGGTGTGAAGAATTCAACATATATGGTATATCCGGGAACCATGATTTACAGAAGAGTAATACTATAGAGAGGAGATCATCGTCTCATTGGGCAAATCTATGTCGTAGGTATTCATTCTTACACAATATAGATTTTTCATACCATGATTTTGGTAAGTTCAGAGTAGTAGGTATCCCATATATTGATCACAATAAAGGGTTGGATAGTTTGATAAAAGCTGAATTGAAAGGGGCTATGTTAAAGCCAACCATATTATTGTTACATACAGACTACCCAGGAGCTAAAGATACAGATAACACTGAAGTTGGAACAGTAGAGAATTTGAATGTAAACCTACTAACCAAATTCAAGTTAGTATTGATAGGTCATATACATAAACCTCAAAGGTTAGGGAAGAAAGTATACATGGTTGGGGCTCCTTTACAACAAAGAAGAACAGATCGTAATTGTAAACTTGGTTATTGGAAAATATATGAAGACTTCTCAATGGAATTCAAGCCATTCAAAGGCTTTCCTAAATTTGTGGATGTATCATCAGAAGATGAAATTATGGATGATGGTAATTACTATACGGTCATTGCTAGTAAGTCTAAAGTTATGGAAGTAGAAGATACCCCTCAAATAACCAGGGAACTTTCTAAGAAATCCATGGTAAGGAGGTATATGAAGGCAAAGGGGATAAAAGATAAGGAAAAAAAGACAACTCTGTTAAAGGTAATAAAGGAGGCAGAATGATACAGTTTGGTAACATCATTATAGAAGGTTTCTGTTCTATACCTTACTTAGAGTTAAATCTTGGTTCAAGGGGAATAACCATAATAAGGGGAGCTACTGGAGAAGGTAAGACTACAATCTTATCAGCTTTAGTATGGGCAGTATATGGTAAGAATATAAAAGGTAAGTCTGATGTTAATACCTGGGAGAAATACAGGCAAAAGAATTATCAAGGTACAAAGGTAGAGATATACTTTAGTAAAAGTGGAAAGATCCATAAGATAACCCGTTGCCTTAAATATAAAGGTGAAGTGAATGGAGCAAAGGGTAAAGACAGACTCATATATGAGATAGATGCTATAGAGGTATCAGATAAAAATAAGAATGACATACAGGCGCTTATAGTAGCCGATTTAGGTATGTCTTATGACCTTTTCATGAATTCAATAATGTTTGGTCAGGGAATGAAAAGGTTAATACAGGAATCACCATCTGATAAGAAAGACTTGTTTGAGGAGATATTTGAATTGGGGTATATCTCTAAGGCAAGGGAAATTGCTAAGGGATACTACACTAAATCATTAGAAGAGTATAATGATACCCATCAGAAATATTACTCAATCAAAGAAAAGAGACAGTCAGTGCAAAGGATGCTTGATGACTTAAAAGAACAAGCCAAACATATAAAGACTGATCTGTCTTCAAAGATAAAATCCTTAGAAAAGAAATTATCCATGCTAGCTAAGGCTAAAAAGTCAAATGAACTTAAGGATACAGTAACTCAGAAGAACCTAATTGAACAAAAGATACAAGAAGCAAGGGATTCTCAAAAGGAATTACTTGATAAAATAAATGATGCCAGGAGTAAAACTAAGGTATCTCTAGAAGAGTTTATTGGTATTATTATAAAGTTATTAAAGAAAGGGGATATTAAGAACTCTTTGAAACGTCTAATGGATGTTAAAAAAGCATTCGGAGACATAGAGAAGTTTCAAGATAAATATTCCAGGATATCAGATAGCATATCAAGCTATCGTGATCAGTTAGAGGATATAAAAGATAAAGAATACGAATCAAAAAAGGTACAAAGAGATATAGACAACATAGAGGCTGAAATCAAAAATTTATCATCAGAGAAAAAAACTGGTGTTAACGTAAGCCTTATTAAGAAGTATAAAGAACAATTATCTACCTTAACAGATAAGTTGTCTGATATAGAAAATCAGATGGAAGAGAAAAAAGCAGTGGTAGATAATTATAAATGGGTGATGGATGATCCACTCGGTAACAGAGGAATAAAGGCATTCTTATTTGAGAGCTCATTAGATATATTGAATGAGACTCTTGATTCATATTCCGAAGTATTGGGATTCAGTATACTGTTCTATGTGGATATACAAGGTGTGAAGAAAGACTTCAATACCCAAATCATAATGGATGGTATAGAAGTATCATACGAAGAATTATCTGGAGGCCAACGACAATTGGTTAATTTAGCTATGGCTTTTGCCATGAATGAAGTAATGACTAAGGCTAAGGGTATAAATATAGCATTCTTGGATGAGGTGTTTGAAAACCTTAGTTCAGAATATATTGATCTAGTGATAGGACTTATAAGGAAAGTATATAGGGATAAAACCTTATACTTAATATCTCATCAAGAATCACTGCCGATACCTAATGCCAGGGTGCTTACCGTTACCAGAGAAATGGGCCTTTCACAATACCAATAATGACTATTGGTCATAAAGGTATAGAACCATGAGAAAGAACAGTAAAAGCAAGGGAAATCGATTTGAAAGATCTGTTTGCAAGGCATTTCAAAATTGGTCAGGATATGAGTTTTCTAGAACACCTGCTAGTGGTGGATTAAGGTGGAAAAAAGCCGATAACATATCTTCAGATGTAGTATGTTCTGATCCAAAACATGCAAAAAGATTTTCTCTATCTATAGAGTGTAAGAGTTATCATGATATAAAATTTGAGCATCTGTTACTTGGTATGAAGAGTTGTAAAATAGACAGTTTTTGGAATCAAGCTAACAGAGATGCAGAAAGGGCTAAGAAAATACCTGTATTAATAATGAGGTATAATTCTATGCCCAAAGATGAAGCTTTCTTTATGGTAAATGAAGAAGTGGATAATTTTTTGAAGAATCAATCACCAGAAATTTCCAGAATGGAAGTGAGCACTCCAAAGATACATGTTTTTGTTTACATGTTCAAGGAAGTTCAAAGATTGATAAATTATGGAGATTTACATAAGTATGTACGTAAATTGATTAAGTAATATGAAGACCCCCTATGTATACTGTATATTCAGGCTTGATAGGAAGTTCTATAAAAGGATTAACTCTGACTTAAAAAGTAGGGGGTATAAAAATGTGAAGGCAATTATCCCTACTATAAGCGTATTAAAGAAATCACGTAAAGGTAATAATGAGTACGATGATGTTCCATTATTATTCAACTATGGATTCTTACGAATGAAGCCAGAAAAAGCCTTCGATAGATATTATTTGAACAAACTAAAGAGAGATATCCCAGGTATACTGTCATTCTTAAAATCCCTAGATTATAGGCCAAAAAGGAAAAGGCTAAGAGTTGACAATGCTGAAGACTTTGATGATTATTCTGTAGTGGCTACAATAACCAAAGAGGAAGTGAAAAAATACCGAAAGATGTCTAAAGCAAACAAGATATTTTCGGCTGACGATATAACAAGAGTAGCAATTGGTGATTATGTAGTACTTAGAGGATATCCATTTGAAGGAATACCTGCAATATTATTAGGAAATAACCTAACTACCAAAATGATGCTAGTTAGGTTATATCCAGAGATGGATGGTAGTTTAGAAATAGAAGTACCAAGAGAAAATGTACTATACTCTGCTTATCATGAGTCAGATGAATATAAAATGTATTCTGCAGACTACGATGTTGATTTGTCACAAATACCAGATGGTAGTACAGAAGAAATTCTAATGAACAAACAATACTGAATATGGAAAGACATCAAGAATTAGCTTGGGATTGTTTGACTGATGCAGAAAAGAATAGCCTTATGTTCATACAAGGGAAAGGTCTATCAACTTGGGAAGCTGGAGAAATTTTAAAGATGCCTCATTATAAGTATTTAGAACTTAAGGCAAGGGCAGAAAAGTTTTTTAAGTTGTTCTCTGACTACTTCGAATTACATCCATCATTGGTAAACCCAAAATCACCCATTGAGCCAAGGTTCAGAGATTACTTATTCGGGGCAATGATTAAAAGATTATCAAAGGAAGAAGCAAAAATACACTCAGGAGATTCATCTTGGTTATTAACATCCATAACTAACTCAAGAATAATAACCAATATGAAAAGGCTTAAAGAATCAGGGAATAAGTGGGATAAAGACTTATATGCTCTGATTCTTGAGTTTGATAGGTGGAATAATTATAGGATATTACCAAGAATATTGCAAGCTCCCACTGCATACAAAAGAAGATCGACCAAGAAGGATAAGGTATATTTATCATACCTTCATAGAATACCAGATTTCAAGATAAGGCAATTGATAACTGAGTATTGGAAAAATGGTCCATCAAGTAGAAGGTATTTTACAGCTATAGTTTCAGATGAACTTTTTCCAGAAGAAGGGTATGGTGTAATGCCCATAAAAAAATCTGATGATGTTATTAAGGCTATAACAGATTTAAGGATATACATATTCGAAAGTCAAACTATTGCAGATACTTTCGGGTTTTTGGTGACAAGATACTTTGAAAAAACTGTTGATAGTAAAGGTGGATTGAAGTTCTGGAAAGAGTACAGAGAAATAATCCAGAAATCTATTAACTACAAATCAATAAATAACATAGATTTTACATGTGAGACTCTAGATACTGCCTATAAATTACACAGGAAGAGGAATCTAGTATCAAACTCTTAGAATTTTTATACAGATATTCTGTAACTTCGATAAATTTGTTTATATTTGCAATGAAGAAATAAAAATATAATTTTATACTTATATAGATATGCGCAAAGGAAAGAAAAAGGATAAAAGGCCCTTAAAACTAAACAAAGAGAAGATCAAGGTAATGGGTAGTGGGTTAGAAAATATGACCTACAAAGATATGAAGAGAAGGGCAGTTTCTCTTGGTATGCCATTCCCAGATGCTTGTTCTGCAGACTACAATGGGTTGGCTTCATATATTCATCATTCGAATAATAAGCCAGACAATTCCCTCATTGATGAATATGATAAGTGGATGGATAATCAACTTGAATTAGCAGGTTATGCTAAAGATGATCCAATGAGAAGTTATCAACTTAATCTCGGATTTATCAGTGAGGATACTGTAACAAAGCAGAAGAAGACAAAGAGGATTAAAGGATTAGAGAAACCAAAGAAACCCAAGAAAGAAAAGGATGATAACGGTCTTTGGAAAGGAACTAAGAAATCATATGTTTTTGAGTTAACATATAAAGAATTACCAATAGATCGTATTATCAGAAGAGTACAAAAGAAATTTCCGGATGCTAAAGAGAAGTCCATTCAGCAATGGTATAGGGCAGCACTCCGTAAACAAAAGAAAGAATAGGTATATATGCCAAGAATATGGTATTTTCATAGTCATGATGATTTTGAGGAAGCTTGTTATAAGCTTGGTATACCATGGGTACCACCTGCTATAATAAATAACTCCAGTATATATTTTAAGCAGCTGTGGCTGAGAAAAGTACTTATGGGTAAGATAAAGATCCATAAGTATAGGCAAAGAGATAAACGTTTTATAGATAGATACAAAGAATGTATTAAAGAGGCTACAGTAGTAAATGGAGCAATTGATCCAGATTCATTGCCTCCAGATGTAAGAGCTTATTACTTCGAGAAAAAGAGAAGAGCTGATTTTCATAGGAGACATGGTAAGTTAATAAGGGAGATGGATGTCAAGATATATCTCCATAAATGGTATCCATGGTCTTATAATTACAAGGGGGAACCAGCGGTAGTATTACAGGGATTTTATTCATTAAAGGCTGCTAGACAAAGGTTCTTAATTTATTACGGTAGAGAAAACCTAAGATCAGTTCATTGGATAAAAGGAAAGACTGCCTTAGAAAAGAAATTTGTAATAGGTAAATCTCTTTTGATAGGTGGAAAACGTAAAAAGCCGATTTCTAAGATACTGCTTACTGAGGCATATAGAAATGCAAAATCTAGTGCTCAAAGAACTCTTGGTGAAAGACTTGCTAGAAAGAAAAGACTTAGTTCACAACAAAAAGAGAAATACTTTATAAATCTGGTAGAGAAGTTTAATTATGGAGCAAAAGAATATAGAACTTTACTCAAAGCTGTTCCAGAAAAGCTTGTTAAGCTATCGAAGGCTAAAGAGACTGAGTCTAAAAGAAAGAAAACTCTTTACAAAGAAGAGTGATTTGGGATGGGGTCAAATAAAAGTAGCTCTTGCATATAAATCCATAACTAAACGGTCTACCATAAGTTCTATCAGATGGACTAAAAGACATTGGGATGAATATAAAAAGGCAGTATCCCAAAGACTGGGTGATATGCCCCAAGTAAGGAGACTCCTAAAAGAAGAGTTTATTCTCAAAGAACTATTAATTCAGGGATTTGTTCCAATGTCAGAGTTTCCTATGAAAATGAAGACAGGACGGTATGCTTATTTAGTAACTAACAGAAAAGTATGTGGGGATTACTATATATATCCTGAACATTTTGCTCATGATTATAGGGCATATAAAAAAGGTTATATGGATATTCATATTGCTCTAAATTCAGGTATAGGACAAGAAGGATATACTAGAATCTATTACACTGCATATAAAAACGGAATAGCTAAATGACGGTAGTAAAAAAGAAAGAGCCTGAAAATCCATGGGATGGTATAAAGCTCATAGTGGGAGTTAAAAAGTATTATACAGAAACAGATAAGGCAGTTGATGATAATTTTACTCAAGAGGGTGAACCTTTTGAGGTAAAAGATCAAAACGAATTTACTCAAAAGTTGGAGGCTATCAGAGATAAAAACGTATTCTTGAAAGCTATAGCTGTCCAAGAAAATAAAGAGATATATACTCAAAAGTTTATTACAAAACTATAATCAATCAAACAGTTTTCAAACAACTTTTTAATTAATTCAATTATGGCAAAGAAAAAAGCTGCAGCAGCAAAAGAGGTAGAACGCAAGGTTCTCTCTAATGGTGTAATTCTCATCAAGTATGATGACGGTTCCTATGCACTTCTGACTCCTATTTCGGCTGAAGATTCTGAAGATGTATTTGGCGGAGAAGCTGAGGAATCTGATGACGATTCTGAAGATTCGGACGAAGATGAAGATGATGACGAAGAGGAATCTGATGACGATGATGAAGTAACTCCCGAGGATCTGGCCGAAATGGATTTTGAGGCTCTTGAAGATCTTTGCGATGACAAGGAACTCGAAACAGATCCTGATGAGTTTGATGAAGAGGATGTAGAGAAACTTCGTAAGGCAGTAGCTAAGGAGTTGGGTATTGCTTTGCCCAAGGCAAAGGCTGCTTCTAAGAAAGACACTAAGAAAAAGAAGAAGTAAAGGTAATTCCGACTATAACCAAATCCAAGGGAACTTCAAGTTACAATATCGTTAAATTTCATAGATGATAATAGGCAATAAACTTGAAGTTCCCTTTTTCAAAGAAACCCATAAAATAAATTAAAGATATGGCAACTAAGAAAAAGGCAGTAGAAGCAAAGGCTGCAAAAACCGAAACTAAGAAAAGCGGTAAGAAGGAATTGACCGCAGAGGAGAAGAATGCCAAACGTGAGGCCATGAAGGAGCGACTCAAGAACCGGGCACCTGGTCAGCGACCCAACAGCAAGCAGTGCGATATTATCGACCTTGGTGGTGGTAATGTAGTAAAGACCTTTGCCATGAACGTACGTAAGTACGGTGTCCTCATTACGTCGGTAGTAACCGATAAGGATGGTAAGGTAATTGCTGTCTCGAATGAGACCATCCCTGGCGTATCGGTTAAGTCCAAGAAGGAGCACGGGAACCTTGTTCCGAAGATGCCCGGTATGGGTAAGAAAGGCAAGGAAGCCGAGGAAATCGTGGACGATGAGGATGATGAAGATGAGGAGTAGGCTTTATGCCAAATAACCGATTCTGACTTCAGTTTTTGAGTCATGCAGGGGAGGTCATCCAAGTAGCCTGGGTGAACCTCCCCATTTTGTATAGAAATATATGCAAGAAGACGACGATATTATATACCTGGCATTATGTAATCAATTGCAATCATACCAGCTGTTACTAGAGGAAGAAAAAGATCTTTCAGAAGAAAATAGAATGATGGCGGAATATATTATCTCTAGAACATTGCATTTGATTGAAATATATGCCCAGAAAATAGGAAGTGATACCTCTATTCAAAAACCAAAATGGGACAATTTAACTCGTCAGTAAAGGGGCTGATCTATCGTATAAAGGACCTGAGTAAGTTAATTCAGGATATAGATATAAGGTTATCAATACCAGGATTATCACCTGGAAAAAAGCAAGCCTTAATAAAGGATAGAACCTTAAAATTAGGCAAGGTGAAGTCACTAGTGAAGAGGATAGGAGATCTCACAAATGGTAATATAATAACTATAACCTTTGAAGATAAGAACACTAGTGATAGATTCAGGATAGTATATACCAACATATCTCAAGAGGATGCCATTGTTCACCTTAAATTAATGGCTAGTTTACAAAAGAGAGAAATAATTATCTCAGAGGTAAAGGAAGTGCAAACCAAAAACTCCTTGACTAAACTATAATCATGTAAAGGTAATCAAAACTCATTTTAATCAACTCAACTACAATGGCAAAAGAAGTTAGTAAGAATGACCTGGCTGCTCGTAAAGCACGCAAGGCTCAGAAGGAAATGCTGGCCTACATGGAAGAGAACAATCTTGATCCTAAAAAAGATTGGACAGGCCACAAGAAACATGGTAAGAAAATCCAGGCTTGGATTGATATCATTAACCTGGGAAACAAAAAGGCTCGTGAATTGAATGAGGAGAAGGCAATTGAGAGACACGAAAAGCGTAAGAGTAAAAAGCCAGAAGTTCATCCCAAGAAAGAGAAGGTAACTAGCACTCCCAATGCTTATGACTACCCGAAGGTTGATGGCAAGGAAATGACTTCTGATCAGAAAAAGAAGTATCGTCAGAAGATGCGTACTCTTCTGAAAACTATGTCTAAGGAAAAGGCAGAAGTGGAAGGAAAGAAGTATGCTGAAGATTTGGCAAAAGAAAAACCAGTTATTCCATTTAAGAGGAAAGAGGAGCCTGTAAAGGTGAAAAAGGTAGAAAAGAAGGCTTCAAAGGATAAGAAGAAAAAGGAGGCCAAGAAAGAGGAGGATTAATAGATTAGGCAATCTGTAAACCTCTAATGCCCCGGATCATACTCAGGTTCGGGGTTATTTGTTAGATATACCCATATAACACCACTGAATTTAATTTGCATATTATAATTAGAAATATTATATTTGCATAACGAATAAATTTAAAAGATGAAAATTAATCGAGGCTGTATCAGGTTAAAATTGCAAAGGCATTTATCTGCTCAGGATATCTGGAATCAAATTATGGATGTGCAGATTCAGGCGCTAGAATCCCTTTTAGAGGATAAAAGCTTAGATAAATGGAAAATTATATTCCCTTGTTATGGAACTTCTCTAGAATCAGTAGAATCATTGGCAAGGGAATATATAGAATCCTTTAAAAGGATGAAAGGAGATACCTTTAATAATAGGTATGATGATATTGAAAACATGTTAGTAAATGGACTAGACCAAAGGTGGTTCAATACTATCATGAGTACATTATATATGATGGAAGAAGACTTAATGGAAATGAGCTCAGATTCAGTATTCATTTTATGGGATATTTTATTTACTTGCCAGGCATTGAGGAAGGAAAATAATGTAGTAGCTATGGGACTTAATATTTTCGAGCTTAAAGGACGATAACGATGAAAGAAGTATTTAATACCACGGGATCATCCAGAATTGAAAAGGTTATTTTTGACCTCGATAATAGGGATATAACCATAACTTTCAAGGGAAATAAGGTATACAAATATGTTTCTGTATCGGAGTTTGATTTTAATACTTTCAAGGATGATATTGAAAATGGTTTATCAGTAGGCAAATCATTTGAAAGAAGGATTAGGAATAAATATGCAGGCCAAAAGCTATGAAAAGGTATTACACACCAGAAGGAGAACCAGATGAAGCAAAAACTTTATGGGAAGCCGTTAAAACTGGTATCATAGGAATATCGGCATTTAGTGTAATTTGCATACTATGGGATGGTCAAACAGTTCCCCCTACTCCTGATTCAGAACCTCATTGGAAAAACTGGGATAAATCTAGACATGTATCAGAAGTAAAAAGTTATGACTACGAAAATGGTATAATTCATTATAGAGATGAAGTTACAGGATATAGACCCAAAGAATTAAATCTTTATGGATCATCTTCAAGTAATTATGGTTCTGGAATAACATTGCAAGTATCAGGAGCTTCAGTACATTTGGATATGGAAGTAGAAGAACTGATGGATCAACTAACAGAAGATGTGGATTTTTACGAATACTTTGAACGAAATATGGATTGATATGGCTGGTCTAATTAAATTCAGATTGAACAAGTATGTTAAGGGCGATAGGCATAAAAGTATTTATGGATTCAAACCAAAAGCCGTTATTAAGTTTGAAAGAGTTACAATCGGTCAAATAATTGATAATGAAGTCTACTTCTACATAAGGGTAAAACCAGGAGAATCAAAGCATGCCTGCTTGAATTATATTCCAATACTGTGGAAAACTTTTAGCAGTCATCTGGAAGCTAAAGATGCAGTAGTAAAACAAGCAGAATCTATTTGGGAATCATTAGACATTTTTCATCCGTTAAAGAAAGTTAAATCAACCTATGGATTATGGGAAAAGAAGTAAAGAAAACTAACAGCTGGGTATGGAAAAAGATATTCGGTATAACCCTATTAGGGTGGATGAATATCCTGATATTTCAATGGCTATTCATAAGGATATCATATCATTGGGTATATGTAGACCCTAAGAATGATGATGATGCTAGAACAAATGATTTTTGGGATGCAGAGAAACAGCAGTTTGTTGCAAAAACTTTCTACTACTATGCCATTATCGGGTGTATTATACCTCTAACTGGATGGTGGGGAGACTATGTAATGCCGTTCAAATTCAAATGCCGTTTAACTAAAGTAAAAGAGTATTACGAATGAGTACAGTAGAATTCAAATCAGCATGTGCAGCACATAGAGAGTGTTGTCCATATAAGGCAACAGGTATGACAAAGTGTGGTGCCAATGAAAACATTACTCCTGACGGTAAATGTACTAATAAGGAATGCCACTACATGAATCAGTTCAAAGCTATACTAAGAAAACTATCAGCTAGTAAGCCATGAACAGACCTTTAAATAATTAGCAAAATAATTTGCAGGGGTTCATATTTATATCTATATTTGCATAAACAATAAAAGGGAAAGCAATAAAAGGTTAACACACCAGAGACCAAGAACACAACCACTAAGAAATTGATAAAAATATTTGCACATATAAAAAAGTTACTTTATATTTGCATTAGGAAATAAAAATAAAAACAACTTTTAATTAATTGTATAACCATTTAAAATTGTAAGCCATGAAAAAGGAAGAAAACACCAAGGCTCAGGAAGTTAAAAAGACCAATCTGGTAGAGGGTATCAATAACCTCATCGAAGAAAAAGCTGAGAAGGTCGAAAAATCAAAGAAAGCTCTGAAGGTAGTTGGCAAAGAAAAGGAAGCTACAGAAAAGGCCTCAGAGAAGAAGGTCAAGAAAACCAAAAAAGAAAAACTGGTTGATAAAACCAAGAAAAAGGTGGAAGCCAACCTCGTAGAAGAGGTAGTAACAAAAAGGGAAGTAAAGTATATTTATCCCGCAGACTGCGAGGACACTCTTTCAAGAAAGAAGTTCCGGCAGCAGGTAAGAAATAAAATCCACCAGCTGGAATTGGCAATGCTCAGAATCGAGAACCAAGATTCTAAAGAGTTCAAGAAAGCCAAGAAGGAGTATCTTGAATATAAGAATCAATTCGTAAAAGAATCAGTTGCAATCTAATCTTTCATAATAGGAGAGGGGTACAGGGCTAATTATTAAGTCCTGGCCCCTTAGTATAATGATCATTTAATGTTATGAAAGATTATGATTGTTGGCTTACCAGAGAAAGCAATTCAGAAAGTAGATCATGAATTGTTAGAATTACATAAAGAAGTTCTAAGAGCATATCTTACACAGAGAAATCTGAAACATAGGCATCAGAAGAAGTTTTTTAGGCTATATGATTACTACATTACTAAGGAGAATATAAGGAGATTCTTCTTCCGTTCTGTTAAGTTATTCGTATATGCCTTGGTAACTAATCGGCTGGATGATATAGAAGACTATGTACCAATAAAAGAAAGAAAAATTAATGTTTCCAGAGAAAGTAAAAAGCGTAACGCTAGATAAATCAAGGATAACTTACTACCTTCAAACTACCAATATTGATAATATCTATAATGAATTACCAGTAAACCCAGAGATATATAAGGTAGAAGATTTGGCATTTGACTGCAGTATAAGGTCTAGTCAGTATCTTCCAGATTATGCTATCAAGGGATATTTTAAGGTAGACGAAAATTTAAGGTATCCAGTATTTATAGAGAACACAAATGGGCCTCATTTATTATATATTACTGGGATGCCAAAGAATATATCGGTAGAAGAGAAGAATAAGTTCAGGTTTCAAAATCACATGTGGTTATCATACTGGGAAGATAACCTGGTAGGATATCTTTTTCAGGTAGTATCTAGAGAACAATCATTAATACACTTAATAAATCAATAATTTGTAAATAATAAAACACTATGAAGACCAATGAGTATGTAAAACGGTTTAAGTTGGATAGAGAAAATTACAACTTCAACCGGGAAAAATTCATGGAGGCCATTGGCCAGGAGTTTAAGGACCGTATTGAGGCAATGATAACTGCCTGCCAAAAAATGAAGGTTCAGTTCACATACGAAAAATTCCTTCATGCAGTAAAAGAACAGCAGGATAAATTCCGGAGTATTTCTAATAAGAAAGCTGGTGAGCCATTCTCTGAAAAGTTATTCTCTGCATTCTTTGCCTTACATGTAATTCCTATTAGAGCAAACCTTTTCCCCAATCTACATGCAGAATTGGAAGAGAAAAGGAAAAAGGCCATTGAAAGGGATGAAAAGATTAAGGCAGAATTAGAGGCCAAGGAGAAAGAGGAAAAGGCAAAACAAAAGCGAATGAAACCCATTTTGGAAGCAATAATAGCTTATGGAGCTGCACAAAGTATGGCTAGAAAACAAAAGCAAATGAAAGATAAGCCTAATATGAAGAAATAATTCCTAATAATACAAGACTCTAAAGTTACTAAGATTTTATGAAGACCATTTTAGAAATTGCCAAATTGGCCCAGGATAAAATTGTAAACTTCTATCAAGGAGCTGGTGAAAGTGAAGTAAATATAAGCTTTTGCTATAGTATTAGTTCAGTGGATATAGAGATAGTATATCCCATACATGTACAAAAGCTATTTTCAGAACTTTTTGCTATGAGTAACCAGCTTAAAGCTGAATGTCATATTGGGGAATATAAAATAACCCTAAGCTCTTCAAAATTGGAGGTAAGCCTAATTCAGTGATCCAGCAACCTGATTATTAAATAGTTAACTCTAAAAGGCCCTTTATTTGGTAAGGGCCTTTTATTTGGTTATTAATAGATCAACTATTAGATACCAAAATACAACACTATGAAAGAACAAAAAATAGCTCAAAGGTTCCCAAGAGGAATTGGTATAACTCAATTGGCTATACAAGCTAACAATGGCGATGATGAAGCTATGAAGAATTTGACCAAGTTCATAATCCATATATGGATAGTGAATAATGGAAAACTTTGGTCAAGATATTATTCAGTAAATGAACTAGCAGATTTTCTTAGATGTGAACCCGCAATAGTTCAGATGCAAATGAAACAAACGTTTCTAGACAACGGTTTATTTGACCGTAGCAAGATGAATGAGATTGCTGATTCATTAATGGGAGCTTGTATATCATGGGCACTTGAAGACCGTATGGAAATAAGCCAACAGGTACAATTACTCAGGGATTCTCAGGGAGGAAGGTATGCTCCATTCATTACTTCTGAAGTCAATAAGGCTATAGGATTAAAGCAACAATCCACTACGTCTCTTCAGAGTTTAGTAAGAGCTATATCAGGCGGAGGTACAGTAAATATATTTGCTCAACAGAACAATCAATTCAATACGGTTGATACCCAAGATCAATCTCTTACTAGAGATGAAGCTATGGCTATGATACAAAAAGAATTAGCCGACAATGGTGGTATCAAAGAGATAGAATATGTAGAGAATCAATATGACTTCAAGGAATTGCCTGTAGTAGTTGCAACTAAACAAGATGGTAATATAGGCGATAAGGAAGGATTGAATATCAAAAGGGCCGAATTGGATAGCGTAACTGGAGACTACCATGGTGCCTTAAATGCTTTTGATGAAGACCATCACCAAATCAGACGAGAAATCGAAGAAAACATAGCCTACGAAGATATAGACCCAGAAATAGAAGACTAGAACCTTTAACTTTTATTTGCATATTAAGTATAATTTTATTATATTTGCATAAAGAGAAATAAAGATATAAACCATAAAAAATAAAGGTTATGGACTTAATCGTTAAAACACAAGAGAAACAGGTTACAATAACTGTAAAAGTTTATTTGAAGGCAATAACCTCTGATGATAGAGAGATAAAGTTTTATATCTCTGGGGAGAATAATATAATGAATGCTTCAGATGAATTAGGTAAGCATCATATATGGCATAATCCCTGTCCTCACTACTTGGGGATACCATTTAAGTTGGATTTTGATCCAGATTATAAAGCAGAAGTTCAGTTCAACTTATAATAAGAATCACTCACTATGGAAGGAAAGCCAGTATTTAATGCTACTCAGGTAGTTGAAAGAGTAAATCAGTTACTCAAAGAAGGTAGAAAAATGAGGGTATTCGGATTACCTTACCCCCCGTATCACGAAGACATAGTATTCACCGATACAAGTGTAAACCGGCAGGGATGGTTATGTACTAATTCAAAAGTAGCTTTATCAGTATCAGCTAGTGCTACTAAAATAAAGATTCATACCATAACTGGTTGGTGCAATCTATTCAAATATGCCGATAATGGTAAATGGGAAGATACCATAAGCAAAGATGGGAAATACATCAAACTAGATGTAATGGATGATATATGTCCTGGTATGCTTCTCGGGTTTTCAGATGGTACAAACATTGCAAATCTGGGGATAATTGATGATGTATTCGATTACCTGGATGAATTAGAGAAGTTAAGTAACAGAGATATAGTGGTGATCAATAAAGAGTTCAACACTAAAACCTATTCATTCACTAAGGATCCCTCAAACTTCTTCATATACGATAGAATCTTATAGTATACCAGGCTATGTATACAAACGATAAGATAGAGCTTTTAATCAGAGCTACTAGACTCTATTGCTACAATATGTACAAAGAGTATGATCCTAAGTTTTATCCTATTATTAAGAATGTAGTACTGGGTTTCACAAATAAGATATTCGGTACAAAATCCAAAGCGGACAGGATGAACATAGACATATTCAGTACATTCGAAAGTAAACCCGAGTGGGGACCAGGTTGGCAAGTATATTCAGGTATACGTATTTATATAAAATTCCCAGATACTTCAGCTTTAGAATATGAATATTACTAAAATACCCAACTAAACCAGTGGGAAATAAATACTACATTACTCAAATTCCTACATCAGCTAAGACCAAATAAATAAAAGACCATAAGACCTCTTTTCTAGAGGTCTTATTTTTGTTTCCTAAGTAACTAGAACCCCTTATAATATAAAAGTTCTAGAAATCCCTACCATATGCCAATACCGAGAACTTTTATTTGCATATTAAGTATAATTTTATTATATTTGCATAAAGAGAAATAAAGATATAAACCATAAAAAATAAAAGCTATGGAAAAGAGAAAAATCAAGGATTTGAAAAGGGGAGATTACTTTACTCTTACTCCAGTTAAAGAGCCCAACATTTCTCAGGTATGGGTTAGAGGAGAATACATTCCTCAGGCTAAATGCTACAGTACATACAAATGGGAGAACATCAATCATGAAGTAATCCGAAGAGGAGACAAAGAAGTTTACACGGATTTCACATTCTAATCCATTACCACTATGAAAACTAAGAGTTATTCAATCGATTCAACCTTTACGGTAAAAGATCTGATGCAAGTATTGGAGGATATGGACCCTCTGGCACCAGTAATGGTAGCAGTTCAGCCTATGTGGCCATTAGAACATGGTATTACTGGAGTAGTATGCGACTGCAACGGCACAGTTTATCTTGCAGCTTCAGAAAAATGCGAATATTTATCAGAAGAGGCCAAAGAAGCATTCGAAGTAGCTGGTATACCATTCCAGGCCGACCGTTAATTTTAATTTGCAAATATAAATTAAATTGCTTATATTTGTAATGAAGAAATAAAATCGCATTAATTATGAAAAATTACAAGAAGGTATTACTAGAAGGATTAGAAAGATCTCATGGTATACATGAAGAGGATAAGGAATATATCAAGGAAGCTATAAATGATATTTATTCTGAGGTAATTGAAGAACTTGATGATAGGCTCGGGCTTCAATTATATAATTACCAGGTAAATGTTAAATATTATTCTGATGGGATTCCTGAATCATTTAAGCATACATTCTGGTTAAACTTCGGAGATGATACTCTAGAGCATATGTTTTTCGTGCCAGCAATGCAGCAACTGATACATGTTCTCTCAACTGGGGATGATGAAGTAAAGGTCACTCTTCTCAATATGGGGATTAAAATAGAATTGATAGCATGAGTTCTTTCAATAGAATACAAAGACAGTATAACTGGGTATGTAAGAATATCCAAGGACCGTTATACAGAATAAAGATGGGGGAACTGTATATAGAAGCTAAAAAGGCAATACTTGATCCTCATTTAACTCCAGAACAAAAACTAATACTAATCGGTATCCGAGATACCATAAAATCAAAATTATGAAAAAGCTGATCATCGTAATGGCAATTCTCTTAACCTCATGCGTAGAAAAGAGAGTAGAATCAACCAATTGGGTAGATATTGGAGGAAAACCCTATGTTACTATCCATAAAGTAGGAAATCATCAAGTGTTGACTTTCACCTTTGAACAGGATGGCCATAAATATAGGGTTGGAATATACAACCAAGGTGTAATTGATATGGTAGAAATCCATTAATAAGTAAATATCCAGCATACTATGAAGATGTTCGAATTAATTCCTTACATAGTGGAATTAGATTATGACTCAGAAATATGGATCATAGAAGATCTAGAACATGAGGAGGGTGAACTACCCAAGTTAATGGATGTAGTTCCCTCTATAATGTTGAATACCATAACAGGTAAGAAGACATTTGCTCTGATAAAGAAAGAGGCAATGGATAGACACCTTGCAAACAACAATACAATAAACAAATTAAAACCATCAGATAAGATATCATGAAAGAGCAAGAAGAACAGGGCTGTCTGAAACCCATGGTAATAGGTATCATAATAGCTGCTATATTCATAATAATGGCTTTCCTATTCGTACCTCACCACAAACCAGAAACCTATAACCCATTAGAGGATGTAATCATGGTAGAAGAACCAGTACTGAAAATTGATAATCAAGGCAGGTATTATATCTCTACCAAAAGATCCTACTATCGTATCAAATCCGAAAAAGAGGGCAAAGAACTCATAGAATCCGTAGAAAAGAAAAGGAATGACCTTGAAAAACAGGTTCAACAGCAGAACATCAATATAAACCACAATATCCATATCACTATCGAAGACGAAAGCTGGTAAAGGGCCCAGAATTTTAATTTGCAAATATAAATTAAATTGCTTATATTTATAATGAAGAAAAGCAAATAATAATTTTAATAATTTAGGGCTATGAAAAACAAGCAATTATTCCAACAACTAAAACTTGAACTCAACAGAAAACTGGATGAGTTGGAAGATCAAATGAATCAGGATAAATTATCGATAACTGATCTGGAAGTGAATATATTAGAATTGGTATTCAAAACCCAAGATCAGGATAATCCCTATCTGAAAAGCTTAGATTCTGAAACTTCAGCAATGTATGGAGAACTCCAAACTGAATACTACGTACAATTATGACTACTCAGGAAAAGGATAAATGGCTAAGACTAAGCCAACGTTACAGAAAACTCGGAGTAACCGCAGTAAATGGAGCATTTGCTGAACTAGAGAATAACCTCTGGGAAGAAGGCTGGTCAGGCAATCCTCTATCTTATAGGCAAACCGATCATGGCATCTATATAGAAGTAATGCTAAGATCAATAGGGGAAATATCTCTGAAATACAAAGACTATGATGACTTCTGGAATAAAGTAAAAGATGAGGAGGGAGCTTATAAAGTAGCTCAACCAATCTATAATAAATGGTCAGAACTACTTTATCCTCAAATCCAACTAGTGAACGGATTAAATCAAACCAAGATCCCAGATGAAGTACTTAGAAGATAGGGAACTAAGAAATCTCTCTATGAACCAATTGAACGAAAGGTTATCAAATCTATATAGCCTTCTACCAAGAAGTTCTACTAAATGAGATTTTGAAAAGAAGTACAGAGTATACCTATTTAGAAAAATAAACCAAATTAAATACGAACAAACCCTAAGACGCAAGGGATTAAGGACACAAGGAATCTGGATAACCATTAACAAATAAAAACCCAAATGAAAACAATTAAAGTCTCTAGAGAAAGGGCAATCATAATTGCTTCCAACCATAACAACATCCTTCTAGAAAAAGCTAAATCCTATACTGATTCCGAACTAAGAGAGGTACTAAGACATCTGAACCTCAAACCAGGATTCTAAATCTCAATAGTAATACATCATCCCCCCAAAACCAATATAACCATAAAAAGGCCTCTAATCAAATAAAGGATCCCAATCACTTAAAGGCTATAACCAATACCCCCCAACCCCAAACAAAGAAAAATACCAAAACTAATAAATTAAATCATAACCTCAATCCATAATATAAAGGATCAATATAATAAATCATATATAAGGCTTTTAGGTTTATATCTTAGAGGCCTTATATTTGTTTCCCTATATGAAAAGAGAATAGGATAACAGTATTCAAATGATAGATAAAGAATAGCTTTTATTCATGGGCCTTATAGGTAAGGATAATAATGGGTCCGGGAACTTGGGATGAAGTCGAAATTTCGCCAGGGCCATAAAATCAGGGGGTGGGAAATTTTGGGTAGTAAGGTTATCCTACCAATGCACTGTGTACCATACGAGCTCTTGAGCTATCTTGGTTACTATACGTATTAGCTACTACGACTTAAGGCCCAAATAGCATTAGGTTGGACCAAAAGGCATTTTAAGGTACCTTAAAGAGCCATTTTAGGGTACCCAAACCATTGCCTTTTCAAGTCTATATTATATAATATATAAGTCTTTTAAGGTTAAGGTTAGGGCCACCAGCTAAGGCCTTTTCGATAAAGAGACATATAGCCTACTATATGGTCTATACTTGAGATATTGAAGATCTTTATCAAAGTACATTTAAGGTACCTTAATGGGCCTTAATCCTAAGCCTTAAAGAATACTTATATTTATATTATATATAATATATACGAGTATTTTAGGGGATTTTTGAACAGGTGTCTAAAATCGATATGCCAGGAATAGAGTTTTGGAGATCCCAATTCTCAAGTTAAGGCTCAGTTAGGGCATATTTAGGGTACCTTTTAAGGCATTAAAAGGTAGGTTAAGGTACCTTAATATGGCCTTCAGGGATTGGGATTAGGGCCATATCAGGGCCTTGAATTATTATTTACATATATTATATATTATTACTATATTTGCATAAAGAAAAGATAACAAATAATAAAGATGCTATGGAATACAAGGTAAGTGCATTTAAGGTTATTATTAATGGGGTTAATGCCTACAGTTGGATTATCCGATCCCTGGTTAATAATGGTTGCAATCCCAAGGCCCTGGCTGAGTTGGATTATAACACAGGGGTTATTGCCTTTGATATATATTTGGCCGATTGGGATTGGTTATGCGAGTTATTGGATTATACGGAAGAGCCAGATACTACCCGGGATCAGTTGGTTGAATTTTATAATAAAATCCGTACTGAGATCCCGGAGTTGGGTGATTACCCGGAATATAATTAAGGCCATTGGCCTTAATTATTAAACGGCAATGAATAAATAATGTTTATGGTTATGAAGAGATTTAATCTAATAGACTCAGTTAAAAGCTTAAT